CTGTAAATGCCATATCAAAACCCTTTAAATTAAAAGTTTAAGTTCTTCCACTTCTGGATTTTCAGATTGATCCTTAGTATGCCTCGATAAAGAAAACATGTCTAAAGTATCCTTTAAATCCATTTGCTTTATAGAGAATAGATTCCCGTCTCTATAAGCACCGAATGTGCCGCCCTCGGTAGAATTTATGTAAATTCCTGGCAGCTTCAATGTCACATAATCAAACCATTTTTTGAAATTGCTGTAACTATTCCATGTCTTAACTGGACAGCCGAAGATATCAATTACCGTAATGTAGTTCCCAATATTTGCATCATACTTGGAATCCCAGGCGTGAAACTGAGTCTTTTCACGATTACTAAAGGAAAAATCCGCTCCCACAAATATCGTAGTAGGACAACCTAAGAATCCTTTAGCTATGTACATACAAGCCCCGAGAACATTGCCCCCATTGCTTACAAATGTATGAAATTTCTCAATATCGTTAACAGCCTTGGAAAACGTTTCGCTAGGAACTGGTGCATTATAGAAAAGGATAGGCCCTTGCCATTTTTCTAATAACATCGGATGAGTTCCAATGTATGCAATCAAAGTCCTGTTATTCGTAATCTTCCAATACTCTTCTTCGCTTTTAGACCCGCCCTCGGTCACTTCTTCAATAGTCACCGGGCCAGCGTCAAGCGTGACATAATAATCTACGCCAGCTTCGTTATCTTCCATAAAATGAAAATTATGAAGGCATGAAATTAGCTTCATGCCTTGTGGTCTATCCTTTAACAGATGACCGTTTAATTTGAGAGAAGGTCCGGACCCCGCAACAATTATAGGGAGCTGTTGGGCTTTATTGTGTAAAAGCCCCAAGCCTCGGTCTTTGAAGGGTCCGAATTTCTCGTGGTTCGATTTAATGTTCTTTAGCCAAGTGCCTTCCCAGCTATCGATCGTCGCCTTATCGTTTTTGCATGCATCCTGATAAAGCTGACCTTGCGGGACAGGCGGCTGGAATATGTATGGTTGATACTCCAAGTTTAAAGTGACTAATTTTCCCATTTAAAAAGAACCTTTCAAATTAATAAATATGAACATATGTAATACCAGTAGTGCTTGACAAGACTTCTCCTACCATCTCGCTATCCATATCGCTGGTAACCAATACGGAGTCTAGAGTTTTGATATCCTGGCAAGCTTCATTCTCTTCCATTTAAAAAGAACTTTTCAAATTAATAACAAGATACGTATGCATTTCCTGAAGCACTAGAAACGATAGCTGCAAGTGCTTGGCCTACTGCAGGTGATTTAACGCCTGTAATGTTTGAAACTGGAACAAAAACCCCAGCCGCCCCGATCTCTATAAGACCAAGAGAAGCGACGCTACCGGAAGTAGCTCCCATCTCAACAGCTGTAATACCTTTAGTAACAACCCAGCCATATGTGCCGGTAGTCATGGTAGTAGATTGCGCTACACCTACTACGATATCTGCACTAGTCACTGAAGTAACACTGATTGAGTAGCCAGAGACGCCACTCGATAGAACGACACCATAACCAGGATTGATATCACTGTTGCAATCATTATAAACCTTCAGATATTCCTTACCACCTTCTGTCCTTCGATACCCTATTCCGACATCATTACCCCCGGGGGTAGCTGTAACGCCTGAAACACCTTCGAATAGTACCGGATCCGCTCCATAAAAACTCATAAGTCACCCCTTTCTTTAGGCTGTAATTGCAGTTAAAACACCGTGAAGTCTGTTATTGGAAGATCCAAGAGCTCCCATCCATTTCACTCTACCCACTGAAACCTCTTGATTCACGGGCTTCTGAAAACCCCCAAATGTAAAGTTTTGCTTTGGATGATAAAACAAGTGAATGTGTTTCTCATTCACAAAGTTCATTCTTCCAGAAGCAATGTGGCTATCCACAATTACTGGAGCTCCATTGAACATTAAATTTTGGAAACCACCTTTTGCTGTGTCGGAATCTGTGAATCTTTGCTGAGGCTGAAGAAGCCCATAGTACTTATTGAACACTGACCTAGTGGTCAAAGCAACAGTGGGCTGCTCATTGTCGATACTGCAATCTTCCCAGAGTGCCTGCATTGCTGCCATTGTCAGGGTGGTTGTAGCGGAATCAACATTGCCCTGCCACCAGGAATTATCCGCCTGAGAAATGCCGCCTACTGTCTGATCGATGGCAATGATGTCAGTCAAGCCAACTATTGACTTCGCGTTACTTCCATCGGAATAAAGTCCTTCACCGATGTTGTCCTTAGCTGTCTTTTCAGCAATCATAGACTTTTGCTTCAAGAGGTTAAGAACAGCACTAGATCCACTGTTTTTTAATTTATCGTCCTCAGTCAAACTGATATTGCTATAGAAGGAGGCCCATTGGTAAACTGCGTTCGTAATGTTCTCATTATCCGTAGTCTGTAATGTGTCTGCGCCTGAATACCAACCAGCACTAGTGGTCTGGGCATAGTTAAGCGGAATCTGAATGGATGTTCCACCATCTTGAGACTTGTAAGCTCCACCTTTCATGATTCTTTGAAGGAATGGATTAGAGTCAAAAATATTGTCAAACATTTTGGGCATTATGTAACGGTGTGTCACACTGTCCAATTGTGCTATCGATAACGACATGTTATGTCCTTTCTATTCGAGTTTAAATATGTCTGTGTCATTTGCCGCACGGTCTATCAACTCGTCGTAGGTCATGTTTTTATGAGATGGTGTAGACGGTTTTGCCGCTGATACATTTCCCAAAAATCCACTCTTGTTACGTTCTTGAATTGCCTTAGCCGTATTCTCTTTTGCGGAAGTTTGCGCCGAAGCCATTAGCTGATCATGATAAAAATCTCTGAAAGCTGCCTGGAATGAATTAATGCCGTTAAGATTGGCATGTTCGAAAACCTGGAACTCTAAAGATTTACCGGTCACCGGATCGGTATACCCGAAATCAACATCTTTATAAGCTTCCTTAACAGACGTGACCTCGCTTGCAAGCTTGGTATCTTCCTGCGATTGTACCTGCAATTTTTGATCTTGCTCATATGATTGCATGAACTTGTCCATTTGATTTATCTTTTGAGAAATCTCGGGGGCAAGACCTGCTTTACTGAAATCCTGCTGTTGGATCTCTGTTTCGGGACTAGAGAATCTATTCTCATAGGCCTGGTTAACTCTGTCAGCCCAGTCGGGATTTGAATTTGCGTAGTCGTCGTATGGCTTCCATTTCTGTTCTATTGCCTCAGCCTTGCCCAAACGATCAGTGAGCTCGGTATCTCTTTTTTTGAGGTCAGCCATTGACTGCGCATAATCATAACCCATCGAAGCACGTTTCTTGAGAGTGTCAATGTCCTCCGATATCGTTTTCCCCTTCCAAGTGTAATCATGCAATTCGGGGGAATCTGGTGCTGGCTGAGTTTCAGAACTATTTGTCCCGTCTACAGTTTGATCCGTAGGCTCAGTACTAACACTTTCTATAATTTGTTCATTAGTCATTTGATCAATATTATCTGTCATTTCTTAATTCCTATATTAAACTACGCCTTGAGGGCCTACAGGTACACCACCGCCGTTATCTTGTACCGGCTGAACACCTTGAGGCTGTCCTCCACCACCGCCTGATAACTGTTGAAAGATTCCCTGAATTTCAGCAACAGCTTGTGCGTACCGTTGTTTGATTTCTTCAGGGACTCCCTCACCGGCTGTGATCACTTGACCTATTTGGTCCAATCCTTGAAGGGTAGATGGAATGATATCAGATGGGTCGCCCCCACCTTGCTCTTGTCCTTGCTCTTGTCCTGGCATTGCCATAAACCTACTCCATTATTGTTGGGGGCCTTGTGCTGCAGCTTCCGCTTCAGCCTCTTGCCGTTCTTTTAACCTAAGTAATATTTTTTCCTTATTAGGGAAGTCAACTATATTTAAAACTTCTTCAGCGTCCAAGATACCCCTATCAAATAATCCAAGGGCCTTGTTCTCTCTATCTGCAATTGCAAATGGAAGGGCTGAACCTGTCATTGTCTTAGTATCAAAAAATCCTTTGACGATAAGTTTCTTCTCGGTGCCGGGAACTAAATTACCCTCACCCTCATCATTGGGCTCGTGGAACTCTTGCACAGTGGCTACGCGCTGGCCTTCCTCATCTTTCTCAATAGAAAGTTTGAAGAATTTGTTCACATCGTCTTTGCCGGTGATTCTAACAATTTTTGGTACGGAATAGAATTGAAAGACCCTAGCTTGCCACTGATCACCGACTTGCCTTAGATACCCGTCAAGGTTTCTCATCTTCTGGCGTATTCTAGTCTTGGCCGCTTGCTGTAGCTGTTCGATGGCGCTCGCCGCTGTCACGCTACCAGGTGTCTGGCCTCTAGATACATCTTGAGTGCCGGACACATTATTGAACCAAGTCTCTAGTTGATTCAGTACATTTAGAAATGATGGATTGACCGATGGGCCTTGCTCACGTCTTACCTCTGTGCCAGGCTCTTTTTCTACTATGAGGCCAGGGGCGCCAGTTAGATTTTCAGTAGCAACACCGGACCCAGTATCTACAATCCAAACCGGGTTCCCCATTAGTGTCATAGCATCAAGCGTAAAACTAAGAATCTTATTGAACACCTTTTGAGGGGATTCTAATTGCTCAACTTCTGAGATTCCCCAAAACTCTCTACTCAAAATATAGTTGTTATATTTTTGGAAAGGAATCTTCATATCGTCGTAGGGCAAATCTTCATTCTTAAGAAGTCTGCCATTTGCAATCCAAACCATTCGACCTTTGGGATATTTCTTATGAATCTCAAATTCTATCTTAGCTTCTTCCCCGTCTTCAGACTCAACTTCTTTTTCTACTTGACTGACGTCTAGGGGCTTGAGATATGCCTTGATGAGAAATGTTCTCTCGATCCCAGCCGCTTCTTCACTACCATGATCAGAGATAAACTCTGGCATTTCTAAATCAGTATTATCCCGTTCATTATAATAGTTATTTATGTCTGTTTTGGAAGACTTGATAAAATCATTAACATCAGCTTTTATATCATCAGCCTTATCAGGGAACATAGCCTTAAGTCTTGCTGTCTCAATCGGTTTGGCAAAAAAGAAACCTTGACTTTTAGGGTCGTTTATATCGTTAGACTCTGGGTCTGGGTAGCAATAAAACGGGTCTTCAGATTGATAAACAGCCGATCCAATCCCAAAATCTAGGTCTGGGTCATACTCCATGGATGAGAAGGCTGTACCGTACAAATACCCATCGAGGACTACTTCGGATAGGGTGTGCATCCAGTTATGTTTTTCCCAATCAAATTCACTCAATTGGTTTAGTATTTCTGCAAAATCTCTGTCTTGGGGCTCTTGCGGAAGGAATTGGAATCTAGGTCTGGCGTCAAGTTGGAGTGGCATGTTTGACTGGATTGTAGAGAATACCATGTTGATTATTTCAGAGTGCCGATACGATGGACGCTTTGAGCTCCACTGCACACCACGGAATAGCTTATAGTAATC